TTTGTAGGCGTCTGTGGTGGTGATCGGCGCGCCGTTCTTGTTGATGTTCGGCGTCGAGAGTTGCCCTGGATAGGTTGCGCGGGAAAGATTCAGGACGGTGCCGGTGTTCGAGGCCACCTGGTACTGATAGAGGCCTGCCACGCCGGAGTTCAGCGCGCCGGAGCTGCCCTGGATCATGATGAAGTCGCCCACGGCCGAGTTCGTCGGCAGTGCGGTCGAGAAGTACACCGTATCGTTTGCGCCATCGACGTAGGAGACCGTCGCGGTGGAAGGAGTGATGCGCGGAGATCCGCCTTCGGCAGCAAAGAACTGCACGACTTGCTGCTCCTGCATCTGGTTGGCCTGGCCGCCAAGGCCCACGATCGAAGACGGGTTGGCGCCGCCGAGAGTGTTGTTGTTGACGGTGGCCGATGCGGGGATCTGCACGATCGATCCGGACCCGTCCGAAAGGAACTGGGCATCGACGCCCTGCATGAAGGCGTTGAAGCTGTTTTTCAGTTCTTCGGCGCGGAGCGAGATCAGTGAGCGCTTCGGTCCTTGGGTGGCCTGGCGAGCCAGGTAGGTGATTTCGCAGCCGGAAAACAAACCGACAGGCGAGAGATCACCAGCAACCCACAGTGAACCGGTGCCGCGACCCAAGGCATCACCGTTGCCGGTGGCCTGGAAGATCGCAGAGCCAGACTGGATTCGAACAGGGACACGAAACGCGGGGCGAGCAACACCTCCGGCCTGGGTGGTGATGGCGGTCGGATAAGTTTTGCTGTTTTTCTTAAAGAAGTTGTAAACCGTGTGGCCCTTGTAGACCAGATCCGGAATACCCTTCGCAAACGCCTCAAGTTCCACTGCCTCTACGGCAGCTTCTTGGAGTGGATTTGCAGCCATTGAGTAGGCCTCTGCAATTAGCTCAACATGGCGGCTACCCGTAGCGGCTTATGTTGGCGATCCGCACGCAGTCAAGCGTGGCAGACTTCCTTACACCCGATGTGCTTGGAACGATTGCAGAGCTGGCATCTAGTTGCAGCGCGCAGGCCGCGAGGCTTGGACTCCACAGCTCCGATGTCGAGAGGCTAATACGAACACTGTATTTTTTGCAAGAAGATTCTCAGAGGCCGTTGCGCGTGTTGCCGATTTGGTAGAGGTAAGGCACGGCCAGGTTGCGGATCTGGCCGGCGTAGTGGCCAGCGCTGGTATAGACCTCGACGCGATCGGCATCCATGAAGCCATCGATCCAGAAGCGCTCTGGCATCAGGCCCAGATCCCGCACGATCTTCTCGTTCGCTTCCGCTGTGAAGGTCATGTCACTGAAGCCCACGATCAGCAGATTGCGGAGCTGGTGCGCTTGCGCCGGTGGCACGCGAAACCAAAAGTCATCGCCGGCATGGGTGCGCACCAGGTTCAGGATGTCCAGATTGATCAGGCCGCCACACAGGGAAACGTCGAACGTTTCACCTCGAGCTTCAGGCTTGCTATTCATCCCAGCGAACGGTGGGATCGCGATCGCCGGCGCGCTCGGCGTCCGGAACTCCGAAATCTTCGCCACGGTGTTGGGAGCTGCGAGCGCCAGGCCGGCCAGGCTGCTTCCGGTCAGGCCTAAGGTGAGAAATTTGCGGCGTTGCATTTTCGCCTCCGGAGTCGCGAGGCCAGGCGACTAACATCTGGCCTCGCGTGGACAGACACAGCATTCAGGTTTGAGTATGGGCGGGAGTCTAGCACACAAAGAAAAACGGCGCACCCTAAGCGATTAAAGTGCGCCGTGTGCCGCCGCGTTTTGCACTAGCCCAGAGCGAAGCCTATCACAAAAAGAAGGCCGGCGAGTATCCGCTTCGGCCGGCCCGTTGGGTATATACAATGCGCTCAGTTGTGTTGTGCAGTGGGTGCCGCTGTAGCGCCCACTTATCGCCGCCAACCCACTCGCTTCCCCCGCGCAGATCCCTCGCGTTTAAGAGGTCTGCACGAAGTCGATGGATTGCAGGTTTGTCGGAGGCGGTGGTCCCGGCTGCGTCACCACGATCGTATGTGTGGCGCTTACCGTCCCGATCGTGGCATCCGCAGACACTGCAGTGAGCTTCAGATCGAAACTCGCCGCACTGTCGCTTGCCGGCACGTCCGCTTTGCAGCTCAGCCCATCGGTGGATGGAGTCAGCGTCACGGTTGGATCGCTGGCTACCCACTGCGGCACAGAGCCTGGTGCTTGCGCACCGTTTGCCGGCGTGAGTTGAGCCTGAAAGACTCCGCTCGAGCCGGCCTGAATTGAAAAGTCCATGTGATGTCTCCCTAGAGGAACGAAGTCGATCTTTCGAAACGAAGCGATCCGGATCAGATACTGCACGTCGTCATGGATGCAGGCCACCTCGCGGTTGAGTCGCCTCAGTTCCTCGAGAATTTCTTCTTTGAGTTTTTGGTCTGCTTTCGATGACATTGCGCGTGGATGGTAACACGCACGCAGATTACGCGCGCAAAAAAAAACGGCCGGAGCGCCAACACCGGCCGTTTTGTAGAGAGAAAGAGGTGAAGCTCTGCAGTTGGGGAGGCCAGATTTGAACTGGCGACCTTTCGGTTATGAGCCGAACGCGCTACCAGGCTGCGCCACCCCCCTGCCCCAGAGTATATATCCTAGCGCTGGTAATGCACGATGTCTTTTGTGCCCTTCAGGTACGCGCGGCCGGTGGCCAGTAGCACGTCCGGAGTGGTCATGATGTCCACGGCCGATCGCGGATAGAGCTTGCCGGCCACAGCTTTCGCCGGAGGCGGCGCGCCAGGCGCGGCTTTCTTCACCGGCGCCCCACCGTTGGCGCCGCCAGGCTTGGGCACCACTGGCTTGTAGGACGGGTACAGCTCGTTGCGCAGCGTCCGGAACACGGTCGGCAGCACCTCGCGGAACTTGGCATGCACAAAGCGCGCATGCCGATCGCGATCGCCAGTTTTCCGGATGGCCTGCGCGGCGCGCATATACGCCTTGTCGCCCTGCATGGCCTTCCAGACTTCGGAAGTGAGTTGGTTGTTGAAGCGCCCCTGGCCTTGCGTCGATAGCTTCACCGCTTTGAAGAAGTCGGCGGTCACCTTGCGCAGCGCCGGCGCGTTCATCCGATTCACATCGGAGGTTACGCCGTCCGTGTACATCTTGGCTTCTTTGCTGTCCAGCTCTTGCGCGCGGCGATCGTTCGCTTCCTTTTCCGGATTGCGCGCGGTCTTCATGTCGAGCTGCTTCTTCGCGTGGCCGTCCAGGCCCTTCAGCCACTTGTCGATGTTGTTGAGCAGATCGTAAGCGGCCTGGCCCTCGCCTTTCTTCACGTGCTCGACTGCCTGCGCGATCGACTGTGGCAGCTCGGCTTTGCGCAAGCGCGCGGCCATCGGCCCAGCCATCACGTTATCGAAGCGCGTCAGATCACCAGAGGTGACAATGCGCTCGAGGCCGTTGGTCATGGCCGTGTCGAACGATTGCGGGTTAGCCTTCTCGAGCTGCTCGAGCAGCGCCGGATCTCCATTGGCGAACTGCTGGATCTCGTTGCGATAGTCTTCCACCTCCGTCTGCATTTCGGTGATGCCTTCATCGCCGCCCAGACTGTCGAGCGTAGCCTTGGCCTGGCGCGCCGCCTGGATGGTGGGAAACTCCGCTTCGAAGGCCTTGCGCCGAAAATAATTCTCCGCGAGTTGCTTGGCCGCAGTCGGATTGGTTTTCTTCAGATCAGCGATCGACTTTTTCGTGGCGGCGTCAATCTTGCGCCCGTCCGTCTCGACCTCGCCCAGCGGATCTTCTTCGCCCTCGCCAGGTTCCCCAGGTTCTGCAGGTTCGTCGCCTTCCCCTGGTTCACCAGGTTCCGCTTCGGTTACCTCGCCAGGTGTTCCCCCAGGTTCGCCGCCTTCTCCACCACCAGCATCGCCTGGGGTTTCGGTTACTTCCGTGGCAGCTCCGCCTGGATCTGTCACTGTTCCTACTGCTCCTTCGCCGTCAAACGCCATGATCGTTCCTCCCGATTTTTATTTGCTGTTGTTGAAGCCTTTGATGAACCGCTCCACTAAAACTTCATCCGAAAGATCGCGCATGCTGTCAGGCACTTCCATCACGGCCACGACGGTGCGGCGATTGTTCAGCCCTCGCACTACGTCGATCTGTGCGCGCACCCACAGGGAACCCATCCCACGGCCGAGCTGGCCATTTTCTACTGGCGCAGTGTGTGCTACGGCGCCGCCCTGGCGCATCACTACAGCTACTTCGGTCATGGGTATATACCTCTCTTACTGAATCCGTGTGGGTGGTTGCTCCGGCGCGCCATGTGCGATCGGCAGCGCCGGCTTTGGAGCACCAGCGGCCGCTGGAACTGGCGGCGGTGCCGCTGCTCCTGCGGTCGGCGTGACTCCACCCTTTTGCAAAATCTGTGCGGCGGCGCCTGGATCGGTCACAGCCACATCTTTGTAGTTCGCACTGAGTGACGGCGGCTTGCCAGGTTGCTGCGCGGCGAGTTGCGCCTTCTTCGCCGTGGCGGCTTCGTCGTGTTCCTGCCAGTGCAGGTAGATGTTTTCCCAGTTGCGCTGGCGCGAGCGCCGGATCTTGCGGCCCTCTTCGCTCGTGAGGAAGGCCCAGGTCGTCTGCGCTTCGGTGTCGTTGTCATCAAACTTCGGATCGATCGGCAAGCTCGAGATCTCTTGCGGCATGGCCTCGATCTGCGCTTCAACGTCCTGCAGCTCCTGCGGATCGACGCCCATGGCCATCATCATCTGGATCTTCGTCTTGCCTTCCTGGACGGCCGGATTCGGCACTGGCTCGTTCTGCAGTAGGAGCTGGATCTCGCCGAGCTGCTTATTGCGCGAGGCCACTTGCGGGATATATACCTCGCTGCCCACGCCAGTCATCTTCTGCATAAACTCGAGATTCGCGGCGTTGAACATCACTTCGGCCAGCGCGGGGTTCTTGCCGGCTGCGTCGAACATCGCCATGAAAGCATTCTTGCGCTGCGTGTAGGTCTCCGGGAAGTTTTCGTCACTTTCCGCGTAACACAGGATGTTGCCCTTCAGGTCGTTGATCTCGAGCGTGATCACTTCGCCGCCAGGGATCTGCTCGTTCACCGATTTGTCGCGGCACTTGGCGCCCCAGCGCACGAGCTGCTTCATGGACTTGGCTTCGCAGTTCTTGATGGAGTGCCAGGTAGGCGCCAGCCGGCCAAGCGCAGAATCGCGTTGCGTGGCGATCGCCACTCCGCTATCTGCAGTTCCGGTGTCACCACCAGCCAGCGCAGGGTAAGCACCGGAGAGCAGCTCGGCCAGTGGTCCGGAATATTCTTTCGTGAACTCCGCGAGGCTTTCGGGTTGCTGCACGGCCGGCTCGACGAAGATCAGTTCCGTCGCCGGCACGCCAGGCACGCGCTTGAACGGCAGCACGTCGCCAGGCACGTTGCTCTGTGCGCGCACCGCGTTCACATCGAAAACTTTATTGTCCAGGTACTTCTTCGGCACGGCGCGAACGAAGTAATCGTTCATCAAGTCGAGCCAGTTGTTGAGGCGCTTCTGCACCGGCAGCGTGGAAGTGCCCATGGCGTTGCGGTTCTGACCGTCGCCCGAGTACGCCTGGCCGATCGCCCAGGAGTCATCCATGGACTCGTTGCGCGCGTAGGCTACTTCTTCGCCGGCCATCGCCAACAGGCAGCCGTTCGGGAACATTTCGATCAGCTCGTCGCGCATCGCATCGCTTTCGATGTCCATCAGCCAGGATGGCCGCATCCAGGCGCGCGTGATGGTCACATCGTTGGCCACGGAATCCGCAGTCACGTAGGTGGATTGCATGCCCAGCATCACGTTCTGACGCGCCAGGCGCGCGATGTCCGAGCCAGGATCTGCACTGCCGGATTGCGCTCTGATCTTCTTGGCGATCCACGGGAACATGCCTTTGGCGCGCGAGGCGTCCACTTCGGTTTCGTAGATCAGCACGTCTACTTCGTCGAGATCGTTGGCCATCATCGGCACGATCTTGACCTCGAGCTTGCCGTGGCAGCTCCGCACTTCCTGGCCGCGCGGTGTGCGCTCGACTGGCTCGGTGGCTTCGTCCTCTTCGCTTTCCTGGCCTTCGGCATCCTCTGCGCCGCCACTGAGATCTTCCGGCGCCGCTTCTTCTTCGACGCGGCTTAGCCCCTGGCCTGAGGGTTCTTCTTGGGCAGTCTCACTCGACTCAGGAGTCTGCGCGGTTGCACCTTGTTCAACGTTGGTTTGCTGCGCGGCCTCGAGCGGTTCCGTTTCCGGCACCAGGTCATCGGGTTCGTCGTCCTCCTCCCAGCCAAACTTCTGGCCGTTCTTCTCGAACCGAGACCAATAGTGAAAGCGTCCATCGGTCCACAGGAATCGCGAGGCGTCCGTCTGGATCATGATCAGATCGTTGTTGCGGGAAATGACCTTGCGGAACTTCTCGGCGGATTCTGCGGCGGTGATCTGCGCGTCGTTGTCGGCGCGCTGTGGAGCGAAGCGCACATTCGGCACGGTGCGCGTGAGCGCGGCAATGATCATTTGCGCCCTGGCGCTGTAGATGTTCGTCGGCAGTAGCGAGAGATCCAACTGCATCGACGGACCGTAGCCGGTCGATTCACCAGGAATCAGCCAGCCACCACCGCGCTGGGGAATCAGGAACTGGAAACCACGATAGAAGAGAGCGGCTTCCCAGGTCTGGATCACTTCGATCAGACGGGCCGGATAGTCGCGCCGCTGTGCCCTTTTGAGGCGCTCGCGCAGCGCTGTCTTCTGATCGTCGCGTAGCTCCGCATTCGGGACAGGACTCCACTCGAGGCCGGCGAGTACGCCGATGCCGTACTTGCTGTGCCCTTCGCCCTCGACTGTCGCGACCGCTTGCGTTGCCGTTGCCACGTTGCCCCTCAGTCACCCGATTGCAGAAACTATCCGATCGCGCAAGCTCCGCCGACTTTTTCAGCGTGCTGATCGTTCACGCCTGGTTGATTGAACACGATGGTGTTCGGAACGATCACGTGATCGATGGTGGTCACCACGTTGAAGCTCGGATCGGAGCAGCCCACGATGGTGAGGGTGTTGCCGTTGTTGGCGGCCGTCAGTCCGTGGCCCACTACGGTGAGATATACCTTGCCTGCTTTGCGGGAGTAGCCTGAGATATATAAGGGGTTTGCCATCACAAAATTCCTCCGTCTCTCTTTGCTTCGTTCTATTTCCTGGACTTCTCGAAAATCTCGGCCATGCGTGCTTTCTGGCCGATCTTCCCTGGCTTGTGCTTGTCGGCTTCGGCCTCCGCGTGAACGGATCGGCCGTGCCGCTCCGCGATCCGCGTGAACGATCCTTTGGTGCCGGCGTGCTTCTCGCGTTGCGCTTCGTGTTGCTCCCATCTATTCGCCATGACTTGCTCCTCTCATCGCCTCCGCCATGCGGGACTTTCTCAAAAAGTAATCGCAGTAGTGGCCGGCTTCGATCAGGCCCTCGACGCGCTCGCAATGTTGCGGCGCGATCACCTCGAAATGCTGGCAGCCGGCGCAATGCTTACCATTCGGCCCTTCGTGGCGCACGTAGCCGGCTTCGTCTTTAGTCAGCTTTTCCACGAAGGTCCTCCGGCAGCTCCGGCACCGCCAGGTTGATGATCTTCACCAGGATCTGGTCACCGGTGCGATCGCGAAACTGGATCTCACTTTTGGACAGCCTGGCGTCTTCGGTGATCGGCCGGCCCATGCATGAGGGAAAGCCTGGTTTCGGCAGCGGCGCGCCATCGCCTTTATTTACGATCGTTACTGTTTTGTAGCAGCTCATCCAGGAAAACATTTGCGCTGGGTGCATATATACCCGCTCGGCCATGGGATCGCGAATGAAGCCCAGCGCGGCCAGGTTCGGCGATACCACCATCCCGTTCGCGTCGATCTCATGCATTTTTCTTAGTCAGCTCCTCGATCGGGATCGGCCGCGACTTGCCCAGGTTCACGATCTTGGCCACGGTGTTATTCTCGCGATCGCAAAAGTGGATCTCGAGCGCCGGCAGCTTGTCATCGATCTGCACCATGAAACTCATGAACGTGTACGGCCGGTTGAGCTTCGCGGGATCGACGGCGTAGAGCTTGGCGATCTCGCGCAGCGTTTCTTGCGTCACGGCCACGTGATCGATCGGCCGGCACATTCGCAAGATCCGCACACCCATCATGGAAGTAAGCGGCAGGCCGTGCGCGTCCACTTCTACGATTTTGGGTTCACTCAACTGGTGGGCCTCGCAGCTCGCAAGATCTCTTTCGCTTTCTCGATCTTCGTGCGCACATCTTCCGGCGAAGTGTAGGGAGTGAACGTCACCGGCGTGATGAACCAGCCATTGCCCATATCCACGGCCTTGCCATCCTCGCGTGGCAGCGGTGAGTTGGGTTCCCAGGTTGGCAAACCTTTTTCGCCGCGCATCACGATCCAGCCCACGGTCGTGGTGAGATAACT